TAATTTAGGAAATTACGCAAACGATAGCACAGGCGACGACCTCCGCACGGCGTTTGAAAAATACAACGTTACTGTCAGTGACTTGGATGAAACACGGGTTATAGATGGCGTTAACCTAGGCAATGGTGCTCCAGTATTTGCTGAAAAAGTAGATAAAAATTTAGCATTTAGATCTATTGTAGAAGGCGGAACTCCTGGTAATGTATTCATTACATATTCTGAAAATGAAATTGTTATAGCAGTACGAGATGCTATCGGTCATATCGAAGAAGATACAAATCCAAGACTTGGTGGCAACTTAAATTTAAACACACATACTATTCAGGGTATTGGTGAAATCAATGTTACTGGAGATATTACTGCTGAACGTTTCTACGGTGTATTCAAAGGCGATTTAATTGTTGACAACAGTACATTAACTGTAGCGGCTATTAATACCAGCTCAGGCGATTACTCTACAATATTTTTAAACGGACTTCAAGTTTCCGGTAATAACGTAAATGTAACTGGAACTAGTGTGCTGTCAACATTTGTAGGTGATGGCTTGGCAATTGCCTCCGGAGACGACTTAGATATCACTTCTGAAACAGGTAAAATTAACATTTACCAACCAACTCACCAAGCGGCAGCTGGTGGTATACAGTTAAGTGTTGATGGTACTGTAGGTGCTATAGGGTTCTTAGGACCATTAACTGGCAATGTCACTGGTGTTATTACAGGTTTATATGGCTCAAATATACAAGGTGATGTAGAAGGTATCATAACAGGCTTACCAGGATCTGAGATTAATGGTATCTTAAACGGCGATGTGTTTGGTACATTAACTGGTAATGTATATGGAAACTTAGTAGGATACACTACAGGTACACATACCGGTTCTGTTATTGGTACTGTTAGCGATTTAAGCAATCACGTTCTAAATGATTTAAGTGATGTTTCTTTAATTGTTCCATCATATGGACAAGTTTTAAGTTGGAATGGTTCTCAATGGGCTCCGCAAGATCAAGCTGATGCTGTTACCGCTTACGACTTTGGTGAAATTGGTGTTAGTGTAACTAGTCCCTTCCAATTACTATTCCAATCTAGCACTATTAGTTTTGGTTCTTTCTTAGACCCTAGTGAAGTTATTTGGGACTTAGGCGGTATTATAGAAGCTAATACTCCTACATACATACTAGCAAGATCCGATGCTTCTATTGTAGAAGGTGCTACAGCAACAATTAGCCTAACAACAACTAACATCGGCGACAGTGAGAATATTCCTTACCTTGTAACTGGTTCAGGTATAACTGGCGGAGACTTTACAACATTTACTTTAGCTGGTAACTTTACTATTAACAGCAACTTTGCCAGCGTTACAGTAGATACCGCAAGCGATGATTATGCTGAAGGTACTGAAACATTAACATTAACATTGTTGGGCATTACTCCAACGAAATCAATCTCAATTAGCATTATTGATAACACTCCTATGGAAGGTGGCGGACCAAGCACACCAACATTTACTGATACAACCGATGGCGGTAGTCCAAGTGTTACACCTGCTAATACTTACGATGGCGGTAGTCCATAATTATTAAACAAGGAAATAACAAACATGAGCGTTAAAATTCAATTTAGAAGAGGTACTGCCGCACAATGGGCATCTGCTAACACATTATTGTCAGCAGGCGAACCAGGTATAGAAACAGATACCGGCAAAATTAAATATGGTGACGGTACAACTCTTTGGAACGCATTACCATATTATGCTCACCGAGTCAATGTAGATGACTTAGGCGATGTTATCATTACATCTCCTACAACTGGTCAAGTATTAAAATACAACGGAACCAATTGGGTAAACGGCACAGACTCTGGCGGTGGTGGAGCTGGCACAACATACGGTGTTAGTGCCGAAGTTACATCAGGTGGTGCTAACTTACGCTTAACTGGTAGCGACTCATCCACTGACGACGTTAAGTTTGCTTCAGGAACTAACGTTACTGTTACTAGAACAGACGCAAATACCATTACAATAAGCTCAACAGCATCGGGCGGTCTTGCTAGTGTACAGGATGATGCTAATCCTACATTAGGCGGAGCACTTGATTTAAATGGTTACAATATTACAGATAACGGTACAACTTTAATTACGGTACTAGGCGACGATTTAAACTTGGTTCCTCCAGGTGTTGTTAACCTTCCAGCTGGATCTAAAGTAGGCGGAGTTGTAATTGGTGGTATTAATATTAAAGGTTCGGTAGCAAACTATGCCGCACTTATAGCAATATCTGGTCCATCGACCGGCGATGCTTACATTGTAAGCAGTCCTACACCAAGCCACTTATGGTCTTGGACCGGAAGTGTTTGGTCCGACTTAGGAGAATTCCAAGGACCTACAGGTCAAGGTGTTCCTTCAGGCGGAACTACAGGACAATACTTAAAGAAATCTAGCGGTACTAACTATGACACATCATGGGGAACATTATCCGCAGTAGCAACATCAGGTGCGTATGGCGATTTATCAGGCACACCAACATTAGCTACAGTAGCTACTAGCGGTTCTTACACCGACTTATCAAGCAAACCTACAATTCCAACTAAGACTAGTGACTTAACTAACGACAGTGGTTTCATTACATCAAACGGTATTCCAAGTCAAACAGGACAAAGTGGCAAATACTTAACTACAAACGGTAGCGCACTAAGCTGGGGTACTGTAACAGGTGGTAGTACTACACTAGATGGTTTATCAGACGTTGTTATTACTAGTGTTAGCTCTGGCCAAGTACTAAAATACGACGGCACTAACTGGGTTAATAGTACTGATAACACCGGCGGTGGCGGTGGTGGTAGCATGGCTTCTCGCAGTACCGCGGCCGCAACAACAAGCAGTATTGCTAATAATGCTACAGACAGCTCACAAAACATTACAGGTTTTAAAGCGTATGCTTTACTAAAAATTCAAACTAGTGCAGCAAGTTGGGTAAGACTTTACACAGATGCCGCAAGTCGTACAGCTGACGCAAGCAGAACTCAAGGAACTGATCCAGCTTCTGGAGCAGGTGTAATTGCTGAAGTTATCACAACAGGTAACCAAAGCATATTGATTAGTCCAGGAACAATCGGTTTCAACAATGAAACATTGCCTACAACTGCTATACCAATTGCTGTTACAAACCTAAGTGGTGGTACTACAACAATTACTGTTACACTAACACTATTACAATTAGAGGCATAATATGTCAGACATTTTAAGAGAATACGTAGTTACTCTTAAAGATAAAGCTGACTTAGAACAGTTTTACCTTGAGATGGAAAATCCAGGCTCATATGGTTCATCGCCTGTGAGATCTGTTGAGTGTGTTAATCGCAGACCAATAAGTCGCAATACACACTATATGTTAACTAAAGCAGAAGCAGAAAAGTTAAAAGAAGATTTCAGGGTTGAAGCTGTTGAATTAACTTTAGAAAGCCAAGGACTTAAAGTTATACCCCACGGAACACAAACCGGAACATTTAATAGAAGTTTTAGTATAGCTAGCGGACAAAGAAATTGGGCGCTTTATCGTTGCCAATTAGAAGATAACATATATGGCTGGGGAAGCGAGCAAGGAACTGGTAGCCAAACTACAACAATTACTCTTACGGGCTCGGGCAAAAACGTAGATGTTATTGTATGTGACGGAACAGTTTATCCTAGTCACGGAGAATTTGGAAGTCGTGTTGTACAATATGATTGGTTTGCTAATCACAATGCCGCAGTATGGCCTGCTAATACACATACTAACTATACATATACAGCGTTTACGCAATTAAACAATCATGCCACACAAGTAGCTACTACCATAGCAGGTAGCACACAAGGCTGGGCAAGAGACGCAAACATTTATAATATCATCCACGATACGTCAAACTTAACACCAGGTAGTACTGGTTATACTGATCCTACCATAATGCCTACACAGTATTTGATTGACTATATTCGTGCGTTTCATAATGGCAAATCAGTTAATCCAACTACAAAAGTTAAGAATCCAACTGTTGTAAACAATAGTTGGGGACTAGGATACACTTGTAACTTTACTAATATTGTTACAGGATCTGGCAATAGTCGTTTTAGCAAAGTATATTTCAGAGGAGCATTTGTTACTCCAGAAAGTTTAGGGCAAACAGCAGTGGATACTGGATTTAGTGGAGTATGTAATGCTACTACTAGATTAGCAACACTATCTAATATAATAAATGGTGGCAATAGAATTGTTAGTACCGGATCAGCTGCCGCAACTTGTTCTAGTTTAACTCTAAGTATTCCTTCTACCGCAACAGGATATACGGACTTAGGTGCTCCTACAGCATACGATCCAGCTGGTGTTGACCAATATGACGATTCTTTCTGGCAAGTTACCATTCCAAATTACATACTGCGGTGGCACATACGGCCCAGGCGGCACTGGTGGAAATTATGTGTTTGTAAGTAGTAACAGTTACTTACAATTTGGTGGCAACGGTGCCCAAGCTGAAGCATGGTACGTAGGCGCGGCAGCTCCCCAAGTAAGAAAGATTTTAATTAGTGGTGGCGACCGTAGTTGTCAAAAAGTTTATACCTTAACTAGTGGCACTACACCTAATAGAACATTTAAAGTTCGTTATGAAGGTCACGATGCTGCCAACGGTGGTGTATCAGGTAGCCCAACCATACTGTGGGAAGCAACGTTTTACGAAGCAACAAACAACCAAATCGACTTACACATTAAACAAAATGCGGCATACAGAGCAGAGTTTAGTTCAGACAATTTACGTTCACTAGGCATTATGCAGGGCGGTGCTAACACAGCGCCACAAAGAAATGCCGCACTAGATGCTGATATTACTGATGCTATTGCTGACGGAATAATATTTGTAGGTAGTTCAGGAGCAGGAAGTTTCAAAGTAGATAGTTCAGGCGGAACCGATTACGACAATTACTTCGTAGATAATGGTTTACCTTACTATTACCACAGAGGATCTAGCCCAGGAGCAAGTACATCTACAACAATTTGTGTAGGTAGTACTGACTCTACTAGTGACGAACACAAACATATTACAAGTAATGCTGGGCCTAGAGTAGATTTATACGCACCTGGTTCAAACGTTATAGCAGGTATATATGATGCTAGCGGTGATAGCGGTGGTGCTGACAGCACTACGTTAACTGAAAATGGAAATCTCTATCAAAAGTATTCTGGATCTAGTATAGGTGCGGCGCAAGTAACAGGCGTTCTAGCTATTGTATTAGAAACATACCCAAGAATGACACAAGCCGAAGCACGTACATATCTTATAAACTATGCTAAAGTTGGTAAGATGTATGCTACTAACAACGGTCTTACAGATACACAAAGCCTACAAGGCGGCAATAATCGTTTCTTATTTTATTACAAAGAACGTCCTGCCGACGGAAATGTATGGCCTAAGATTAATTACAAAGTAAGACCTAGCTCAGGTGCCGTTTTTCCAAGAAACAAAATTAGACGCACTACTTAAGGACTATTACTATGGACGTTAGACATTACATTGTAACAGTTCGAGAACACGAGTTCAATGATAGTTTATATCAAGACATGGAAACACAAGGCTTATTAGGGCCTAACAAATGTTGCCCAGCACGAGCTTGTGAATTAATAGACAGAAGACCAACTAGCCGTAATACGCATTACTATCTAACAGATTTAGAAGCTGTAAAACTAAGAGAAGATTCTCGTGTTTTAGCTGTTGAGCCTCATCCAGAAGAATTAGGTATTAAGGCAGGAACGTATGCTGTAACGCAAACATCAAATTCATTTGACAAATCTAATACTATTAATAGTCTTAATATTAACTGGGCTTTGTTACGTTGTACTGAAGGACAGGACAGAACAGACTGGGGACGTGATAGAACTCCAACACAAACTGGAACAATAGGTTTATCTCAAACAGGCAAAGGTGTAGATATTGTAGTAGTTGACGGTGACGGTTTCTTGCCGGATCATCCTGAATTTTCAGACGGCGCTGGAGGAACAAGAGCAACATACTATAACTGGTATCAGCACAACTCCGAAATCGGCGCCGGTGCTAATGGAACTTATGTTAACTCTACAACACAATATCACCCAATTCACGTAATGGGTACTACTGCGGGAGTTACTCAAGGTTGGGCCAGAGACGCTAAGTTACACAACATTTATTATGACGCCGGTAATACAGGAAATTTTAGTTTAGTTTACAACTATGTTAAAGCATTTCACTTGGCTAAACCTGTTGATCCTACTACAGGTTTAAGAAGGCCAACAATATGTAATAATAGTTGGGGATGGAGTTTATTTCCAGCAGACTGGTCTTTTAGCGACATTACTGCCGTAACTTATAGAGGTGTTAGATATACACCTGCTAGTACTACTTCGTATACAGGCGTAAGCGGAGTTTTTTCTGCTTCTACGTTAATAACAAATTTATTAAATTATGAAAACGGTGGCAATAGAATTGTAACAACAGGACCAGCAAGTGCCAGTGTAACTAGCATTACTAATTCTATATTAGGTGCCCAAGCATTAACATCTAGTACTACACCAACAACTGGCGGCAACGATGACGGATATTGGACCATATCCCTACCATGGGCTATTAGTTATTTAGGTACTAATTACTATACAGTATGTGTAGGAACTAACTTCTATCTAACAATGGACCAGGGGTCTGTAGTTTATACTGGAATCTCAAGTTCTAGCCCACCATATCCAAAGATTATGCTTTGTGCTGATGACCGTAGTGTACAAAGAATCTACTATGGTGTAGAAGATAGCGCTCCTAATAGAAGATTTAGAATTAGAGTAGAAGGACACACAGCATATAGCGGCGGTGTATTAGGATCCCCAACTATGGTATGCGAATGGACATTTTATGAAAATGCTCCTAATACTATCGATTTACAAGTTGAAACTAATAATGCTAAAACAACAGGATCATTTAGTACAGCACAACTAAATGCTTGGGGATTTATTGCTAACCAACGTTTGCCTCAACGTATTGCCGCCCTTGACGCAGATTTAGAAGATGCTATCAAAGCTGGTGTTATCACCGTAGGGGCGGCTGGTAATGGTCTATGGAAGCACGATGTACCAGGCGGATTAGACTGGAATAATACTTTCGAAATGGCTATAAGATATCCAGGTAGTGCGGCAAGTCCTTATTACTATATGAGAGGATCTAGCCCAACAGCAAACGATAATAAAATACAAGGCGACTACGATTTACCAAACATTTGTGTTGGTGCTATCGACGTTACTGCTGGAGATTATAAAAGCTATTACAGCGATTGCGGACCAGGTGTAGATATTTGGGCTCCTGGTACTTCTATTATGAGTAGTTGGAACTCTAGTACGGCAAGTACCTATGTTCCCACTCCTGCTAATTCATCTTACAACTTTGCTAAAATTAGCGGAACAAGTATGGCAAGTCCGCAAGTTTGTGGTGTATTAGCTTGTGCTTTAGAAAAGAATCCTCATTGGAATCAGCGTCAGGCGAAAGATTATATCACAGGCGTGGCTAAAGGTAACCAAGTAACTGAAAGCTACGGCGGTCCTGCTGACATTAGGGACTTACAAGGTGCTCCTAATTTATACCTATATTATAGGAAAGAGCGTCCAGACACTGGACAAACTGTTCCAAAGCAAGATCAAGGAGCTAGACCTGTTATCGGACATGTTTATCCTCGCTCAAAAATACACCGTTATCCTTAAAAGCCCTTTAGGTAAATATACTAAACGGAGCTAAAATGGCAAAACCAGCATGGACACAACCATCAGGAACTAGCCTGGGTACTATAAATCAGCGTCATACAGCAAGTATTGAGCTACCTTTATCACATACCTTAGGTGTAACTTTTGAATTAATTACCGGTAAATTACCTCCCGGATTGCGTCTTGTCGGCAATGCTATCATAGGAACTCCTTACGAAGTTGTTAGAGATACTGATTTTAAATTTGTTATAAGAGCAAGCAACGCAGACGGGTTATCAGATAGAACATTTATTATTACTATTTTAAGTGGTGGTTCTCCTGAATGGTTAACACCATCTGGCGCATTGCCTGTAGGAACTAATGAAGCATATTATATTTTAGATAGTAGTTTTATTGACTTTCAATTAAGTGTTTTAGACCCAGCTGCCGCAACAGGTAGAGAACTTAGCTTTTTTATAGCTAGCGATGAAGGCGAATTACCTCCAGGTTTAGTGCTAACCAAGTCGGGCAGAATTACAGGATTTGTACAACCATTATTAGCTATTCCTTTGAAAGCAGGTAACGGTGCTTACGACGAAAACTTATTTGATAACATTGCGTATGACTTTGGTTATAGAAGTACAAACGGTTATGATACATACGTTTTTGATTTAACAAATTACGACTTTAGCGTTCCAACTAAACGTCCACGTAAGTTAAATCGAAACTATGAATTTATTGCTACTATAACAGACGGCGATTATGTTACTAAACGTAAGTTTAGAATCTTTGTAGTAGGTGACGATTACTTCCGCACAGACAACGTTATTGTACAAGTTGGTACAGGCGCATACACTGCCGATGTTACTTATGTACGTGCTCCTATCTTTACTACACCTGCTTACCTCGGACTTCGCAGAGCTAACAATTATCAAACTTTTATTATTGATACATACGAAGGCTTTAGTGACTTAGGCCCTATTGAATATCAGTTAGCAGATGTAAACAGTTTTATTAGTGCTATCTGTCAAAAAGAAATTGCTGGCGATAATATCAAAGGTTCTTATGACGTTAAGATAGAACGTGCTAGCGAACAACCTGTTGTCGGTTATAAATTTAGCTTCAGCGGTGACTTTGCCGGAGCAACTGGCACAATTTATACTATTACAGCCGTAGATATCTTGGGCGGAGATTCATATAGACTTACTATCGATCAACCTTTAGATTACGACATTCAAGATAAGACAAGTATTTACTTTGGAACTGTAAGTGAATTACCTCCAGGTATGTACTTTGACAGAA